TAATAATGTTGTAGAGTGGTTAAATGATGAAGATTCTGAAATGGCAAATAGTGTTTTAAATGCAGCTCAAGCAGAAATGCAACGTGCGCAATCAGAATTAAGCCATTGGCAAGCGATTGGAAGAACAGGCATAGATGAAGTAAGTTCAAGTTTATCTATTGCTCAAGCTTTAATGTCTGATATACAATCACGTATGGAACGTGATAAACAACAATATCAATGGCAACAAGAACGAAGAGATAATTTAAAAAGAGAATATTTAAGTAAATTCCCTCAAGCGGGAAATAAAGGAGGACAGTAATGTCAAGTTTAGGTGGAAGTACAGTATCGAGTAGTTATAATCGATTATTAGTCCTCCCAGCAGGTGGAGGCGATGCAAATAATTTAGTAACATTGTCAGATGGAGATAATGCAACAACGTTTGCATTAAAAGTAAGTGCCAATGCAATATCAATTAATACAGGTGAAAAGTTTTATTTAGATGGTGGAACTAATTCATATATTACAGAGTCAGAAAATGGAATTATGGATTTTTATACTGCTGGAAAACTAGCTTTAAGATTAAACCCTGGTGGAGTTAGTAGTGCTTTATATGCAGACCAATTATATATTGGACATGGAGATTTAGGTCTTTCTACTGATAGTAGACTAAACTTACAATCTCAAAAAAGCAGCAATGGCACTGCTGCAGTACATGCTATTGAAGCAACAGGTGATAATTATAGTGATGATGTCATACTATTAGGTAGGACTGATAATACAACTTCTTCTAATACTAATGTAGTATTAAATGCTAAAGTTGGTATTGGTACTCATTACTCATATCCAAGAGGACCTGAATACGCTTTACGTGTTCTGGGAACTGACCAACAAGGCAAAGATTGGTATCCTCAGTTTATTGCAGATACTGATTCTACGAATGGGGTTTCTGGTACTGCAATTACTTCTGTAGGGGTTAATTCTGAGGCTTCAGTTGGATGGGCAAGAGGCTATACTGCTGTAAAACATAGCGATATAAAAGGTACTCCTTTAATACAATTTGGGTTTCATGGTTCTGTTAATTCAATACATAGGGCGTTTATTGGAAAAAGTTATACAGATTATATGTTAAGTTGCGAGACCGATAATAGAAGAGTAGCTATTGTTGGTGGAACCACTGGTGTAAATGCTGATGATGGATGGGGAGGTTCTGTGGGAGGTGATGGTGACACTGGCACTACAGAATATAGTCCAGATGGCATTTTAACTATTCAACAAGGTACAGATGATAGTAAGATTTTAACATTTAAATCTACTGATGTAGGTCATAATTTTACTAGTGTTGCCGAAACAGATACATTTGCTACATTTGCAAAAAAAGATGGAGCAACAGGTGGGTTGCAAGTAAACGCTATAGCGGATAATACTCCTGGAGCCAGTATATCACCATTAGGTTTTAAGGCTTGTGGTACAGCAATGAATACTAATCAAAGTACTGGGTATATGGGTATGATTGATTTTATGGCTACATTGCATGATAATGCTGGTAATGAAGCAGATTTAACTGCAAATGGAAATGTATTTGCTGTTGGTGGTCAAATTGGTGGCGTCAGTAGACGAATATTTATTATAGATACATCAGGAGATTTGCATTGTGATGCAGGTGGTGGTGCAGTTGGCGGCACATCAGCTGGTACAACTGCCGCTACAGTTTTTGATGAGTATAATGATGCACAATTAGTAAGAGCTTTAGATATGAATCTGCCAAATACTCAAGGATTAATTGAAAATCAATGGGATGAATATATTGATTATAATGAGCAAACATTAATTGATGCTGGTATTTTAGGTGATAAGTTAGAAAACGGTGGTATGACAAATATCACTAGGTTACAAAGACTGCATAATGGTGCAATTTGGCAACAGTATGAGCAGTTCCAGAATTTATTACAAGCTTTTACTAAAGTATCAAATGAAGTAATTGGCAAAGAAGCAACAAAAGAATTGTTAGATAGTAATAATATTAAAAAATTAGGAGATGCATAATGAGTGATAATATTCCAGCAATTCCAAAGTTTACAAATGATGATATTAATGCATCAAAAGTGACTAGGATGAATAAAAAGACTGCTGCCGATGGAACACATATAGGTTGGTCAGTACACGTGATAGATGGAGATGGGCGACATTATGATAATATAGTAACTGCTTCTGCTAGTGCTGATAAATCAGCAGTAAAAGCATCAATTAAAGAGTGGTTATTAACAGCAAGTAAAAAGCCAAAAATTAATAATAAATTAAGCACGTCGATATCGAGTGCATTATCACAAGATTCTGATGGAAATGATATCCCAGAATCATTATAAATAATAACAAGAGGAGAGCAATATGTCAGTTAAGGCAATAAAAAAAGAAAACAAAGTAGAAGATAAAAAGATGAGTAATGCAGAGGCAATTGAGGATTTACAAAAACAAGTAGTCCATTATAATCAAATGCTATTAAAAGCACAAGGGGCTTTAGAGGTATTACAAATGTTAGAGCAGTCTTCTGATAAAAAATAAGGAAGGTTTAATATGTCAAGTTTAACAGGTAGTTCTATATCAGGAACATATGACCAGTTATTAGCACTTCCATCAGGAGGTGGGAATGGAGCTACACGTGTTCCTCTTACTGATGGGAATGGCACAACTACATTTTCATTAAAACTATCTACTGATGATATTAGTATTAATGCAGGGGATAAGTTTTATTTCGATGATGGAGGAGATACTTATATATTTCAAAGCAGTACAGATGTACTGCAAACATGGGTTGGTGGAAGTAAAATGCTTCAATTGGACCAAGAAAGTGCTACAAAGCAAGCTAGTATATATGCTGATGAATTTAGAGTTATAGCAATAGATGCATCGTCTCCTTATATCTCATTATTTTCACAACCATCAAGTGATTTACATAAAATATATATAGCTGGAAGCGGTTATGGTGCTGACACGTTGCAAATTGGACGTGATGATGGAGGGCATGCTATAAATATTAAAGGCGCATTGACGGTTGGTGTTAATGATACTGGTCATGATGTTATATTTTATGGTGCTACAAATACTAAATATTGCATTTGGGATGAAAGTGCAGATTCATTGATTTTAACTCCTACTGTTAAATTAGGTTTTGATGGGATAGGAGGTCATACATATATTACTGAAGATGAAGCTGATAATTTAGGAATTTGGGTTGGTGGTCAAAAAATGTTAGAGCTTGACGAAGATACTGATTCAATATATTGTTTTGATGATGCTGTGACTTCTCCAGTTTTTACTACTACCCCAGATAAAAGATTTACAATAGGTAGCACAACTAATGCTCACGAAGTTGCATATGAACTTAATTTAGCTGAGGGTGCTAATAATAGACGTATGAAACTCTTTTTGGATGATGATGTAAGTTACGGGGGGATTGAGATTAGTTCATCTTCTGGTAATGATGTCTTTAAATTCTTTATGAATGGAGGAGAAGCTTTATCTCTGTCGATTCATAATGGAGTAGTCTTTCCAAAAGCAGCAGTAACTAATCTTGCAAATGACGGCTCAATTCCTGTTCTTAAAAATCATGTTGAAATAGATGCTAATGGTGGTGCTAGAACTGGCATACGATTTGCAGGTACAGGAGCAGCAGGACAAATAATTATAGTTAATAATACTGGTGGAGAAAAATTAACATTTCATGGAACAGAAGGTACAGCGCTGGTCAGAGGTATTCATGCAGACCATGATGTCATGGAAGCTAATGGAGTATATATTTTTATATCTGATGGAAGTTTATGGAATTATATCGGTGGAGGTGTAGATACTCAACCTGACCTTGGAATGGTAGCATCATAATATGAAACAACTTGAATTAATAGAGTTAATAAAGCAACATCATCCTATGGGGGAGACTGAAATACGTAAGTCTCTTAATAGAGCTCAAAATGATTATTGTGCACGTACTGAACTGATTAAAGAAACATATGTACAAAATTCAGTAGCAGGTCAAAGATATTATAATTTAGATAATAATATTTTAAAGATAACACGTGTTCAAATTAATGATGTTGAGATTCCTAGATTGCAAGGTGACCCTATTATTGATGATGATGAATTTGATGGAGGCTCAGGATTATCTGGCGCCTCTAAATCTTCTAATGATAGATATTGGTATGTAAGTCAAGGCAGATTAGCTATTGTTGAAAAAGTCAATAATGCTATAACACGTGATGATAAAACAAGTAACTTTCAATCAATATCTGTAGCTAAAGAAATTAGAATATATGCAATTGCACAAGCAACAGATTTTGGAGATGATTTAACACAGCAATCAGATTTACCTATACAATTTATAGAAGGTTTAGCTTATAAAGTTATAGCTGATTCTTATTTGATACCTCCAAATATTGATGCAGAATTACATAAAATGTTTTATACTAAGTATATGGATATTGTTAAAGAAGGAAAGAAATTCGCAAGGTCAAATTATATTCAAACAGGCAATATTAGGCAGGCACATTTTTAATGGGTTTTGTTAAAGAAAGTAAAATTCACCCTTCTCCTAAATGGGCTGATGTTAGTAGTACTTGGGCAACTTGGTCAGATAAATTCCCTGATACGGTAATAGATAGCTTTAGTTTATTTCATCAACCAACTTTATGGCGTAATGAAGAAGTATTTGATAATAATACTTTTGCTTATATGGGTCGTAATACTGATAATGACGTGTTTATTGAAGAAGATAATTTACATTGGGAGAATTTAACTGATTATTATTGGAATAGGCATTTAAACCTTGAAAATGAGGCTTTTAGCACATCAACAGTTAATTGGGAAGATGCATGGCAGGAATGGGAAGAAACGGCTATAAATGATAGATTAAAGACGTTAGATGGCAATTGGGAAAGTAAGGTTCAAACAGATAGAACAGAAACTATTATAGATAATCAATTTTTCAAATACTCATGGGCTGGCATTGATAGCACTTGGGATTCATTAACATAGAAAGGAACTATGGTAGACGATACTTTAAAAACGACATTAATAGGAGGTAGCTCTGTTGCAGTATTATCAACTGGATGGTTATCAGATAATATGGCAGTAATTGTTGGAGGCTTAACAGCTATACACTTATTAATCAAAATTATTAAAGAACTTATAAACTATAAAAAAGGAGTATGATGAAGCAGTTATTTAGCAAGGGAGTTGGTTTTGTTATGAATAATATTATGACAGAATCTGTAATGAAAAGTATAGTAGGAGTTTTAGGAGATTATCTTGTAAGCTCATCGAAGAATAAGTTAGATGATAAAATGTGGAGTAGTGTTAAGAAAAAACTTAACATTTGAAAAATAGTATGATACTATTAGAGGACCTTATTGTAGATAATCAAGCAGATAGCGTGGTTGAGTCTATAGGCGTTGAAAATGAAGAATCGTTTTCAAGTAAGCCAAAACAATGTTTACACTGTAAATCACGTGATTTGGAAGCGATAGAGGTATTAGGGGCAATAGATGAACCGATATTATGGGCATGCTTAAAATGCGATGCTTTATTCTTGAAGTTCTCACGCAGTAAAACAGAAGTTTTACTTGCTAATGCGAAAGGTCTTTGGACATCACCACTTGATTGGGGATTTAAAGAAAGAGACCTTTTCAGTTAGGAGTTTTTTGATATGGCTAGTATCGACAAGGGTGTCGTTAAGCGTGCAATTGTCACGCCTGATAAACACGCACCTATACACGATAGAAAAGCAATCAGCGTAGTTAAACAAGCGATTGAAATAGTAAAACCAGATATATACGTTGATTTAGGTGATTTAGGCGAATTTGCAGGATGTTCACATTGGCAATGGAAGCGTAAAAAGAAACCGCCACTAGAGTTTATATTACCTCAAGTAGAAGAAGATATTAAAGGTGTAAATGAATTACTGGATGATATCGATGAATCTTTAGATAAAGCAAATGTAGGTATTAAACATATATGTGCTGGTAATCACGATGAATGGTTAGATTTCTTTAATGCAGAGCATCCTTATTTAGATTTGTCATTTGAGAAAGCTGGTAGGTTTAAAGAACGTGGTTATAAATATCACGCTCCTGGTGAGTATCTAAAGATAGGAAAGTTATATTATTATCATGGTCATCATTTTGGTGGTCAATATCACGCAGCAAATCATTTGCGTAAATTAGGATGTAATATAATATACGGACATCATCATGCGTTACAACAAGATACGGTAACACATATGGATGGACCAAAGTCAGCCTGGAGTTTAGGTTGCTTAAAAGATATGAGTAGTGAGAAGAATAAATGGTTAGGCGGTAGACAGCATAAATGGGCACATGCCTTTGCAGTCGTAGATTATTACACAGGTGGAAGATTTACTGTTCATATCATACAAATTATAGATGGTAAAGCCTCTTTATGGGGAGAACTAATAAAAGGATAGTTATGAGTATATTAGAACGTGTTTTAAATAAAAAGAAAATGGATAATAAATTAGATACAGCTATCAATGCTTCTAATACGATGTTTCCTACGCCAGAGCATGCTCATGCAGCAATTAGAATGCAAAATGCGTTAGACAAAGGTCAATTACCTCCTTCTCAATATAGATGGAATGAAGATGTATTACCTTGGAGAATGTCTAGACCTCATTGGACAGATATGATGTCTACTCAAGAAGGTTTAACAGATGAAGAAGTAGCACAATTAAATAGCGATTATTATAAAATGAATTATCTTCCTGATGTTTTAAATACACCAAAGAATATCGATTTACTCATTAAAGCAGCTGAAAAAGATAAATTTAACAAGTATTAAAAATGAATCCTATAGAGGTAATAGAAAAGTTTGGGATACCAATAGCTTTTTGTTTAGGGTTAGCATGGTTTATATATAAGCAAAACAAGTATATTCAAGACGATTTAACGAAGGATATACATCAAAAGTTTAATAGATTAGAGGGTATTATTATTAAGTTGATAGACCAACAAAAGAAGATGCAAATAGAGCAACGTGGTATAGTTAAATCATATCAAACATTAATTGATATAATAACACGTTTATTTAAAGGTAATAAAGATGCCTAAACGGACACATGTTATAAATAACTTTAACGGTGGTATCAATAATGATGCTGACCCGAGAGATATTGCGAATAACCAATTTGCAGAATTGCAAAATATTGCTGTTGATGAAATGGGTAAATTAATAGTACTTGGCGATATGGGTACTCCATATAAAACTTCCTTTACAGGAGATTTAACGGGACCAGGTAAAGGGTTTTTTGCATTAAGCACTGACCATGATGGTTTATTTGATTATCCAACTGGAACAGCAGCTACTCCTGGGCAAACATATTACCTTGTAGAAGATGGCGATACTATTAGAGGTCTTGGCGAAGATGGCGAAACAGGTACTATAGCTTGCACTATAGGTGATGATGGTCCTACTATGTATTATGTTGATGGAGCTCTTAGAATAGCAGATGCTGACCATGGAGGTGGTTCTACTCCTGTATGGAGGGGTTATATTCCTGTAAAAGATTATGGTTCATCAATAACTAATTGTCATGCGGATATTTCAGCACAATGGTCAACGCAAAATGCGGAAATTGCAGGTGCTTTTGCTACTTATCAAGATAATAATAATGGTATTGATTTATGTAGGAATGCGCTTATAGGTAATAAAGTTGATATTTCTGGTGATTTTTATCATTTTAATAATGGTACAGTTCAAACACATGACCATGATTATGATGGAGGAGCCAGTACTTCAGATAATTCTGAACATGAATGGGGATTTGCTGTAGAGATTGGAGAAGATAGTAGTGGGAGTGGACAGTGGATGCCAACTACATCAACACGTTATAAGTTTTATGTTACAACAATGTATGATGAACATACACAAGAAAGCTTGCCTCAATTAATGCAACATTGGGGTTCAGATTTATTAGCTGGTACGGGAACATATGAAGGTGATACAGTTCAAAATGAAATGCAATTTACTAATGCAGGTACTTTTAATGAGGCTGGTGAAATGGTAGCTGTATGGTTTGCTCCAGTTATCAAGCTTAATTCTGTTAATACTAATAATTATAATTTTGGAGCTGCTGATTTAGATGGAGATGGAACTACTGGCGCATCAGATAAAGGCAATCCGCGAATAAGTGGATTACGAGTGTATTGGGCATCTAATGAAGATGGTTTTTCAACATTATGGCAATTATTTGATGTAGATTTCCAAAAAGGAGTTAGCTGTATTGGGGTTGATGGTGGTGGAGGTGGTACTACAAATTTTGCTCCATTTAAAGCAGTTTACACTAATCATCTTACTGTAGATTTAGGTACTTTAGCATCTAATAAATGGACAATTCCACCTAGATTTATACAATATGATTCTATTAATGGTCATGCTCCAACAGATACTATTACGGTTGATTCTTATAAAGCTGCAGTAGTAGCTAATCGTAGAGTTTATATAGGTAATATTGAACAAGATGGTATAATACGTGGGGATAGAATGATAAAATCTCCAGTTAATCAATTTGATAAATTCCCTAGTAAAAATAATATTGATGTTGCTATACATGATGGAGACGATATTATTGCTCTTTTAGAGTATGCAGATAGAATATTACAATTTAAACGCAACACGTGTTATATAATTAATATTTCTGGAAGCTCAGAGTATTTAGAGGGGGAGCATAAATATAAAGGGATTACTAATCCTGGAGCTGCATGTCGCACTGATTATGGTATCGCATGGGTAAATAGAAATGGGTGTTATCTATATAATGGTCAGCAAGTATCTAATTTGCTTGAGGCAGAAGGAAAGCGCAAAATTAATCAATCTACGTGGTATGATTTTATAAGTAATGAAGACTATCATCGAATTGGATTTAATCCATTTAAACGTCAATTAATTGTTTTAAATGGCACAGATGATGCTAATGTAAGCAATGATGCTTATGTTTATGATATGGTTACTCAATCTTGGACGTTTTCTAGCGCTATGGTAGATGATGGAAATTCAAATTCCAATTTTATTAATGACCCTGTAGATGGTAGCTTATTAATTTTTGATGATGGTAACAATACTATAGATAAATGGACAGACAGTCCTCTTGTTGATACTACTCCACCTATTGTTATTGCAACTAAAGATTTAGATTTTGGTGAGCCATCAATAAGAAAGAAATTATATAAGATTTATGTTACATATCAGGGTGGTGGGGCATCTGTTATAGCAAAATATAGAGTTAATGGAGGAACTACAGATTATCAATTTAATTCTGATAATACTCCATTTAGTGACCCTGGAGCAGTATGGACGACTTTAGAATTAAAACCAACTACAGCAGCTGAAGCAAATAATAAGTATTCTTATCAATTAAGACTTACGGGAGATGCAGATACTGATTTTATGATTAACGATATTACATTTGTTTATAGAATGAAAAACGTAAAATAATGGATAGAGAAACTAGAAGATTACTTCATCATAAAGGTAACAAAATGAAAGTTTCGTCATCTGCTCCTTTGCCAAATGACGGAGACGATGGTGATATGATATTGCGAACTACTGGTCTTGGTGCAATTTTATATGTTAAAGGTCAAAATAGATGGTGGAAATTTCAACCTCATGAATCAAAAGATGATGGCTGGCATGGAAGCACACAAAAAATTAGATTAGTTTCTAGCGATTTTACAGCAGGGGCTGCAGTAACTGCAGGCAATGTTGTTACAGCAGCTACTGCAGGATATGTAGGAGTAAATAATGCTAGTGCGATAAATCAATTAGTTGCAACTGTTAGTGTACCAATTGGATATATACCGACTGCGGTAAAATTATATTATCTTGAAAACGGCACATCTGATATGTTTAATATAACAGTATATCAGCAACGAATGACAGAGGCTGGTTCAGGGACTTCAATATTATCTGCGACAGCTGTTGGGGATAATGAAATAGCGTTAACTGGAGCATCTAAGTCGACCGATGTTAACTATGTACGGATTCTTTTGACTGGTTTTCATGGAGATTCAGAAGCTACAACTCAGCATTTTTTAAGAGGTGGTTATATTAGAATAGCTCCAGTAATTACTGCGCAAGAATCTGCGCAAAGAGCAGTAGATGAAGATGTATTAGGAAGAGGCACTTAAATAGTGTTATATTATAGGGGATAATTATGTCAAGAAGAGGATTACATAGTAGATTATTACGTTCTGATTTAATGCGTACAAAAAACGCAATATACGAACAATATCAAGCAGAACAAGAACAAGCTAAAAAAGAAGGTCTTTGGGGAAGTATGGGTGGTACTCTTGGTGGCCTTGCAGGTCAATTTGGTACGCCTGCATTATTAGGCTTATTAGGTATTGCTACTGGAGGGTTAGGTCCAGGTGTCTTATTAGCTTTGAGCGCCGCAGGAGCTGCAGCTGGTTCATACTTAGGTTCAAAAGCAGGTGAAGAATTGACTCCAGGAGAGCTAGATGCTAGAAATATTAAAGGCGCAGAAGGTATTAATATTGGAGCTAAAATAAAAGATAAATATCAAAAAGATATTATAAATATTGAAAAAGAGCAGGAAAAAAATCGTCAAATAGGAGCATTAAAAGCAGGAGCTTCAGTTGGAGCGCAAGGATTGTCGATGGGTGTAGATAAATATGCCACATATGTTCAAAATCCTTTAGGTCATTATATACCATCAATGAGAAGTAAAGAGCAGATAATGTATGCTAGTCAAGATGCAGTTAAAGGATTGGCCCCAGGAACAGCAGAGTATGATGCGGCTTTACAATCAACAGGTGTTGATTTATTTAGACCATCAGGAACTTCAGCACCACAGATTACAAGTCAACCACTTGTTTTAGCTCCAGAGAGCTTATTAGATGTATTACCATCACCTGATATTACAACAACACGTTTACCACGTGAAGCAGTGAATTTTGCTCCTAGTAGTGAAGTGGCAGGAGGTGAAACTTTTTATGATAATTTATTAGACTCAATGATTAATTCGTCAGATTGGGGCTCTTTAATGAATCCATCAAATAAATACAAATAGGAAAAGTTATGAATTTATTGTACAATTTATTAGCAGCGCAAGGTAGAAATGGTGATACGGAATTAGCGCATGTTACCCCTGAAGAAAAAGCGTTACTTGAAAGTAGAGGTGGTGCTGGCACTATTAATCCATCAACAGGATTAAGGGAATATCATTCTAAAAAAGTTTTGGGAGTTCAGATGCACCCAAAACATCATCCTGAGTGGTGGACTGGAGATACTGAAAAGGTTATAGATTCTGTTACTGGCTTTGCAGAAGATGTTTATGATTGGGGAAAAGACACGGTTGATAATTTGACCGATGAAGATTGGTGGACTGGAGATACAGAAAAATGGATTGATAATTTGACCGATTCAGATTGGTGGTTTGGAGATAAATCTTTTTATAAAGAAAAAATGGTTGACAAGAAAGATTATGTAGAAACAGATTTAGATAGATATAAAAGAGAGGTTAGACAAGATGATAGTAGATATGGAGGTCTTGCAGAGTATAAAAAAGCGCTTGAAGAAGGGGATTTCACCACTGATGACTTAATTGGCATGACTAATGAAGAGCGTATGATTTTTTTCAGAGATATCTATAAAGGCGAGACTGACTATGCTAGTTATACTGAAGAGGATTTTTATAAATATATGCCGACATATGATAGAGGGGAAGAAAAGGAATTTAGAACTGAAGGGTATAAAGAGGTGCGTAGAGGTGCAGAAAAAGCCCAAACAGGATTAATGGGATTGATTGCAAAAGATGAAATAGCTACAGGTCAACGTGGTTTTGCGAAAACTGGTAATCCGATGATAGATAGACAAAGAGAAAGCATTTTCTCTAACATGTATGAAACTCAATGGGAACATTATGATGATGCAATGGGAGATATTACTGGTTATCGAGAAGATTTTCATACGGAGTTTGAAGATGCTGGACTTGATTGGATAGACCTTACTAATAACCCTGGATAAGTATAAATATTTTATAAGGATTAAAGGATAATATTATGTCAAAAGAGGAAACATTAGCAGGTGTAATAACAAGTATACCTGAATTATTAATGAAAGCTAATGCGTTAAAGCAGCAGACAGACTTGCAGAATAGACAATTTGCAATACAAGCAGCACAACAAGGACGACTAAATGAACAATCTGCACTTCAAGCGCAACAAACTCAATTAAGCTTAACACAATCTGCGTTAGAACTAGAAGAGTTTAAAAAACAGCGTGGTATGGATGCAGCAGGATATGGTAAACCAGAAGCATCTAAATTCTTTGAAAATTTAGCATACTCTCCATCAAATTTACAAATACAAGGTGGAGAGTTAGTATATCAAGGAGAAAAAGCATTTCCTACTAGAGCAGATGCTAAAGCGAAGTATAAAAAAATAGTAACAGCAGATGGTCAAGCTTGGACTGATACAGATAGTAAAATATTTGATATGGGTTGGCAAGAATCAGTAGGCATACGTAATAGGATGTTTATAGCTGAATTGCAAACTTTAAATGAGCAAGGTTATGATGAAGACGATATTCAATCTGTTATTGCGAATAATCCTATTTTAGAAGAGTCTATTTATAATATTAAAGGATATACCAATAAAGATGATTCAATGTTTTATAGTAAATTTTTGCCTAAAAAAAGTGTAGATTTTTTTGATAGAGTATCAGATAGTCCAGTTGCTACAGTTGGTGTAGGAGTTGGAACTGCTGCAGCTGCTGAAGGCACATATAGATTTTTACAATCTACTCCACAAGGCGTATTGGACGAGGCAAGATTAAAATATAAATCTAATATTAGTGGATTAGGTGATGAGGTAAGAACTGCACAAGATTTGCTTGATGAGGTGCAAGGTAAAAAGGCTTATAAAGGTAAAGCAAAAGATGTTAAAAGTGCTAAAGCTTTATTAGAAGAAGCAAAATCTAATCTTAATAATGCCAAAACAACTGGCAGTAAAGAATTACGTAAAATGGTTAAAGAAAATACTAGGTGGGAACAGCTTAAAGGTAGTAAAGCAGGTAAATTAAAGCATGTAAGTAGTTTACGTGGTTTTGCTCCAACAATATTTGGTCTTGGTGGTGAAACAGTTGGTGGATTTGTTGGAGGAGATAAAGGAGCTGCAGTAGGTAAGGGTGCTGGAGCTACAGCAGGTTTAGTAGCTGGAGGTATGCCTTTAGGTCAATATGTAGCAAAACGTTTAGCAATGAAAGCTCCAGCAATGGCAGCTAGATTTGGAATCGCTGCAATGGCAGATAGTCCTGCTATTCCAGTAGGAGATATAATCGGAGCAGTAATGGCAGGTGGTATGGGAGTATCAGAAGTAATGTCAGCAATAGAAGACTGGAAAAAAGCTAACCGATAAAGGAGGAGTATGTCGTTATTTACCCCTTTTAATACGGGGCAGCCTCCACAAGAGGAGCAAACTGGTGTAGGCACTCAGCAACAATTTCAACCCACGTGGGATGCCAATTTAACACGTGATAGAATTAATCATTATAATTCTAATCAAGCTTTTTATACTGAATCAGATAAAGAAAGTATAAGGCAACACGCTGCTTATCATAATGTACCATTCTATGAAGGTGAATTTGACCTTATAGATGCATTTAAACAAGCAGGGGCAGGGTTCTTTGAAGGGTTTACTACTTTAAACCTTATGGAGCCTGCTGATAATGAATACGAACAAATATTTAGAAACTTAGGTCATTTAGCAGGATTCGCTCCTGGCATTATGGCTACACCTTTAAATCTTGGAGCTAAATTAACAAAATCAGTTGCACTTAGTAGCTTAGCTAAAACAGCCGCAGCTCTAAATGATAAATCAATTCCAATGGCTGGAGCTAAATTCTTAACTAGAAAAGCTAAAGAAGTGGTTAAGCCTGCATTAAGTATGGCGACTACAGGTAAAGCTGGAGCTGCTTCTGATGCATTAAGTTTTCTTACTGGAAATAAAGCACGTCATATTATGGAAGGAGCCTTTCATTTAGGAAGTGCTTCCGCTATATCATCATGGCAAGGTGGTGTAGACCAAATGATGCATGGTTTTATAGGTGGCGCTGGTGCTGGTGGAGTATTTAGAGCTATTGGTAATATAGCATTAACAGGTTCAGAAACATCTCAAAAGGTTATACGTGGTTTAGCAGGTTCATTATTTATGGGTATTCCATCTACAATGAGAGGAGCAACTACTCCTGAACAAGTATATGAATACGTGATGGGTGCTTACTTTGGCAAGTCAGAACGTCCTTGGACACAAGCTAAAGCAGGTAAGTTTCTTAAAAAAATGCAAGAACGTGCTCAAAAAGACCCTGAATTAAGAGCAACTATGGACCCAGAAATGCATCCTGAGTTTGCTAATTTACCTCCAGAAGTAAAACCTATTGTTAAAGAAATGGCCACTAAGCAGTTTATGTCTCCTGAAGAAAGATTATTAATGCAATCTGTAGTTGGTGGAAAGATTAATCCTGAAAAAATAGGAGAAATTCCTGCTCAAGTTGAAGGATATGAAGTTGAGCAAGTTATGGGGCCTACAGGCGAACCAACATTACGTGTTAAAAAAGGTTTTTTAGATAGATTTATAACACGTATGGCTAGTGGTGGTGCCGAAGGTGCAGATAGAGCATGGGCAAAAGCTGCTGATAAATTAGGCATTCCTATATTTAACTTTACATTTGATAGACATCAAGCACAAGCAATGCTTAATAAAGGTTTTACAAGAAAATTAACTGAGACTCAATTAGAAGATGCTAATGCTGAAGTGACTAAATCAAGTATTAGTTTAGGTAGACCTGTAGAAAATATGTCAACATATAATTTAAACTTATTTAGACGTACTTGGCATAATATTAAAGATGTAAGTGCAGTATATGCTGTAGCTCCTTTATTACGTAAAGGTTCATTAGCTATGAAAGCAGCTGATGGAGGTACTGGTTGGGGTATTGATATGGCAATACGTAATAAGAAAGATGTATACGTATTTGACAATAGCAGTAAAGCGCAACATCAAGGGGCAATTACTAATAGATGGTATAAATATAATAGAGGTTTAGAGACTTTTCAAGAAATCCAAGGAGAACCACCTCAACCTCCAAAAAACTGGGCTGGCATAGGAGCTAGGGAAATCAGTAAAAGTGGCGAGAATGCTATAAATTCGTTCTTAAACAAGCATTTTGAAGGCAAAGCAGTAGCTCCTTCTAAAGCAGAGGTAGAAGAAATTAAACTCGCTAAAGCTAAAGGTGAAACAGTAATTAAGTCTGCTGCTGAAGAGACTAAGAAAAGAATTAAAGAAGTAGAAGAAACAATTGAATTAGGTGAGTCTGAATTAGGGGATATAGCTTTTGGTGAAAAGGTTGGTGGTGCAAGACAAAAGACTACTGAACGTATTAAATTAGAAACAGATATTTCTGATTTATATTTAGAGTTAGAAAGATTAAATAAAGAATTAGATAGCTATGCTGGTAAAGAAGGTCAAGCAATATTAAATGTTGAAGATGGTCAAGTTATTCAAGTTAAAGCTATTCAGGAAAATGTTAATGCAGCTGATACTAGTCCTGGTGTTGGTATGGCATCTACGCCTACTTCAGTAGAGTTTGTAAGAAAACATTTAAAAACAATGTATGAAACTTCTATGACACCACGTCAAAAAGAAGATGCTATTGCCTCTCAAATTGTATTTAAGCTATCTGAATTTACAGAATTATCTAAAGAAAGAAATACTAATCTATCTGGAGAACTTGCTAGTTGGATTAAGTCATATGCTAAGGCTAATGGTACTGATATTACGTTAAATAATGAAGCACGTGGTACATTAAGACAATGGATGTCAAGGCAAATATTTGATAGTCAAGTAGACTATATTGGGTTGCATGATGGTAAAGTACAATTCTTAACTAAGCGTGGTAAAGATGGTACATATAAAACACCTTATACATCATCAGGTGTTAGTAAAGAAAATCGTGAGCCAATTAAAATTATACAAGAGAAATATAAAGAAGCAGGTGGTAAAGCTGAGGTATCTGTTGGGTTATTAGACCATATTACCATTAAAGGTGAAAAAGGTCGTAATGTTGATTTAGAATTGCTAAGATACCAAGAAAAGTTAGAGCGTGATTTTAGATTTGCAGGTAAAAAACCATTGCTAGCAAAAAGATTAGCTGAGGTTGAATTTAACAAAATTAAAGCTAATATATTTAAGCAATTAAATGAAAAAGATATGTATCTATTTAGTGGTCGTGGTGATGCTGATAGAATGTATTTTGTAAAATATAACCCTAAAACTGAAGAATCTATTAAATCTGGCTTACTAAAAGAAATCCAATCGCTTGGGAACATGTCTAAAGATGCTCAGCGCATGGGTAATCGTTTTGTTAATGCTTATAAAGGTAAGTCAGGATTAAATGAGAAAACATTACGTGTTATTCACGGCAAGTCTTATATGTCTAATATGTTATATGATATGCAGATGAATGGATTTGATATTAGTACTCCTAAAGCTATTAGAGCTAGTGCTAAATTAATGTTTTCTGGTAAAGGTGATTGGATAAGCAATTCAAAAGGCTTTAATAAACGTTCTCAGATATGGCTAAACAATGGCTATGCAGGAGACCCTACATTTATTAAGAATTATAAAACTGAAAAGGGTAATAAAGTTAAATTAACTACTGATGGAAAAGCACGTTATATATTAGCTGAAGACTTACCTAAATCAATACGTGATAAAATGGATAAAGACCGATTATATTCTTCAGATGTAACACGTAAATCTACTGAGCTTGGTGAACATGTTGATGGTGCTATTATCACTGAAGGTAGAACATTACGTGCTTTAAATGCAGATGCTGGTATGCCTGAACATCACGTTCAAAATAAATCATTTATAGTATCTCCTGATGGTCAAAAAGGTGCATTACTCGGTAAGTATATGATGCATGATGCAGGTTCTGCTATGTCTAAATTTATGAGAGATAAAGGAGTTAACTTTATTGTACAATCTTCTGCAGCAAAGCAAATAGGATTACGTAATAAAGGTGATTATAAAGTTACTAAAACTAAAGGTTTGGATTTATTAGGTTCTGAGATATACGATTTAGATTTATCTCATATTAAATATAATTACTCTGTTAAGAGTGATGTACATATGACAAGATGGACTCGTGCTGTAAAACAAATGCTAGGAGCTTTACTAGATAATACTCAAATACCATTTAAACGTAGTACTATTAAAGATGTTTTAAATACCTTAATGGATAATAGATTTGAAGGTGCTGAAGTAATTAATAAGAAATATCAAGAATATCTTACTTTAGATAGTAATAGTAAAAAAGCTGAAATTAATAATATTATGCAAAACATTGAGCAATTAGGTATTGAGCAGATGATTGATGGTATTAGGCGTCCTGGAAATGAACTATTTGCAACACGCTTATATGAGCATATGCTTACTAAGAACAAAAGAGTTTTAGAGACTGATTTACGTGAAGGTGAAATTAGCGAAGTTGATTATAATAATGCAATGTATGAACTAAATGCAGAAAATGCTGCATATAAAAAGAAACTATTGGCAGCAAAAGAATGGAGAAGACTAAATCCTGAAGAAGGTAAAAACTCTGTTAATTCTATGTTATTCGATAAAGATGTACGTAATTATAGAATGCAGGTTATTAAAAACTTTATAGTAAGAGAAGCAACAAGACCACGTATGGCTAATTCAGCTATTGCACGAATGAGACCTTATGATAAAGCTATGCAAATAGATTTAGATAATGCTAATCCTAGATTAAAAGAATTAGATAAAAATGATAAAATTTTCTTTTTAGATAATGGTTATCGAACTATGAAGATAGATACTGGTATTGAAGGATACGGTAAAAATGGTATTATTACATTAGGAGAACTATGGAGTGGTCGTAAAGGTACATATAAAGATATAGCTCCTGAAATATTTGAAACATTAGCATTACGTGTTCCAATGGACTCTGTATCTGGAGCGCATGGTTTAACATTTAGAGGGTTTACTGGTAGAGAAGGATACGGTACATTATTGCATTCACGTGTTATGAGAGCATTAGGTGGAGCTGATTTAGATGGTGATGAAGCCCACATATATTTTGGTGGAGAGAAAAAAGGATTTAAAAAAGCATGGCGTGAAGGTTTTGAAGCTAATAAAGAAGAATTTTATTATACTAAAAATGGTAAACGATATGTTGGCGATAATAAAACAGCTGAAATACCAGCAGATATTAGAAAAGAATTAGGGCTACCTAAAAACATTATCACGTATCAAGATTTATTAACTACTACTAAAGAGTTTCAACCTTCTGAAAGAAAATTATTAAACTCTAGAGGTGCTATGTACTCTGTGCATGAACGTAATAGAATATCTGAAGCAGCTAGTAGAGGTAGGGCTCAAATGGGAACTAGTGCTGTAGTGCCTAAGCAAATGATGGCTCAATTACATTCTATGCTAGGTGGTGGAGAAGGTAGAAAACCATTACAAGATAGATTTACTATTAAAAAGCGTGGTGCATGGAATGATAAGCTAGGTAAATACGACTGGAAAGAGTATACTATCATTTTAAGCCCCAAAACACAGGCTAAATGGAGAAAAATAGCTCAAGAGATGGGTAGAGCCCAGATAGCATTTTCTTCTGACCCTATGGATGAATTAGGTCTAAAATCAGGAGATGCCTGGTTTAAGCTATTACATAACGCGCATTTTAATGTTCAAATTATTAACAAGAAAACAGGTAAAAAAGCAACTGATTTACGTTACAATGACCTTACTGCATGGGATTTAAAGAAGGGTAAATACGGAACTCTTAATGATATTAATAAAGCGTATTGGGGTAGAAATTATAAAGAAGGTAGGCGCTATACGATGGATGAAATGCGTTCTATGGGAGAGGGTGTTAATACATTGCTTAGTGAGCAAAGAAATAACTTTTTAGCTCGAGTTGCAGAAAAGATGAATCCATTAGACTGGAGTGATAATGCTATTGGTAGAATGGATAAAACTGCTGTATTAAATATGTATAAACGTATTAATAAAGAAATGGCTGACCCTAAATATAAATATTTAAAACAACTATTAGGACGTTCTACATTTGCAGTACCTGAAAGTAAACATTTATTACAAGCTATTTTTAAAACTGATAAAACTAATCGAATATGGAATGCAGAGAAAAAAGGTTGGGAAGAAGCTACATTTGATTTATGGGATGCAAAACAACGTAGAGATATTGCAAGAGACCCAGATAGATTTAAAGCTGCTATTGGTGATATTAAGATTAAAAAATCATTAATGGACGCTACTAAAACAGGTACAGTAGAAGCACGTGAAAAAGCACGTGAATTAATATTGGCTGATATAGCACGTAAAGCAGAAGATTATTTTATTAATGATGTAAATGATATGGCTACATTTAAAGTAATTAGTGATTTAGCACGTAATATGACTAAAGAGCAATTACAGATAATCCCTAGATTGCATAAGTTTGCTGAACGTATTAAATCACGTAGTTATTTATTAGCTAAAGAACGTAATAAACTAGGTAATGTTGATTGGAATAGCTTTAGTCCAGAAGCAGTCAAAGAAGTTAAAGCATGGATGAAAGATGCTCAATTGCAAAATTTAATTCCTAATGAATGGAAGACTATTAAAGAAAAAGCATCATCTACTTTAGATAGGGCTATGATTGATGTAGAAATACGTAAATTTAGAGATAAAGAAAATTTAGATACGCAACAAGCAGAAATGTTAGACTACCTCATTCTAGGTACTTATAAGCGTGGTCAATTAACTAAAATCAATGAATTAGCAGAGAAACTTACAGAGAATGACCCATTAGTACGTGATATGCTTAGTCAATTACGCTCTATGGCTGCTGAAACTTCGATGAGTAAACTAGGTTGGAACTCTGAAGCTTTATCAAGTGGCAAAGCTCCTTTAAATTATGCTGGAGCAATTAATAAATTCTTTAATGAGGGTTGGAAAGCTCCTGAAAAATCTCAAATTGAATCTGCTTTAAAAACTGCTGAAGAGATTAAAGTAAAAATGAAAGAAGAAAATGAAGTTGATTTCTTTGAAAAAGGTATAGAAGATGCACAATTTACTACTGGATATGAAGGACTTAAAAAAGGTATAGAAATTAATAACATACCTAAAGAGATGCGTGGTGAAATTACTGAACTTTTATCTCATATCAAAGGTGAGAACAATAAATTTAAACAAAATTTGAATGAAGTCGTTAGAAGTTTGCTTGGCAAAGATTTAAACTCTTTAAATAAACAAGACTTTTTAGTTTTAAATAATTGGTTTAGAAATGTAAAAGGTGGCACTATCTGGCAACGTATTTGGGGTAAGAAATCTCCTACAGAATTAGCTAAAAGACATTATTGGTTATTTCCTCGAACTATTAATCGTGAGTTAATGCGTGATGAGATGGAATTGATGGAAGAAAATGGCTTATACATTACTAAAACAGGTGATGTATTAAAAGGTAAATTGATGCGACCTACTCAACATATTGATATGATTCAAAGTTGGATAGCACGTACAATGGATTCAGCTTCTAGAAATGCTGAGGAATATATACAGCAATTAAAAGAAAACATGTTATTTGTTAATTCTGTTAAAGAAGGTGAAACATTACGTCAAATAGCTGTAAGAGAAAGAGAATTTAAATACTGGGAAAACTTACCATTCTTAAGTAGAAAAGATAAAATCAATTCTGCTGAATATAGAGAGCGCTATAATGAAATTATCAAAAATCATAGTGATAAATTAGATAAAGAATATACTGTAGAGTTAGATGGTAAACGTAGTAAATATACGGGCAGACAATTAGTAGACCGTATTAATAAAGAATATTCTAAATACTTTGAAGAAATGCATAAGTTTATACGTGGTGAAGAGGGTTGGCTTGAAAAGAAAAAAATGATTATTGGTTATTATGGTAAAACAGATAGGAAATCTCCTAAAATTGACCATAATAAGTTTACTAAATATCTTTTAAATGCTTGGCGTAAAGGTGAAGATGTAACTACTAAAATTGGTATAGACGGATTACGTCAGGTAGCACGTTCATTGATGATTGAAATGGCTAAAAATACACCTGAATATGCTGAAGTATTAAAATCTAAACCTATAGAGCCTACAGGTAAATGGGGTGGTTCTTTTGACTACTATTTCCCCCATATGCATTTTAATAAAAAGCTTGCTGGTGAAGGTATGAAGAAATTAATGAAAAAGATATATGAAACACCATTAACAGAATTTGACCCTGACCCTAAAAAAGCAGAAGCTAAAAGAGATAATGAAATTAAAAGTATTATATTTAAAAACCACACATTAACTGGTGATTGGAACTTTGCAGAAGTTGAAGACTTTTCAAATCATGATAGAATTATGTCTGAAATTGCTACATCAAGGGCTCAAAAGAAAGAAAAAGTTAAATGGCCTGTTGATTTAGCTAAGGCTGGTAGCATGTTTAGTCGTGTATCTCATATTCCTGGTTGGTCTGTTGACCCTACTGTACCTGAAGCTTATACACGTGCTTTAGTTAACACGTATCATAGACAAATGGCTCAAATATTTTCACGTAATATTATGCAACAAATGTATAAAAAAATGTTACCTAAATGGGGAAAGAAACAAGCTCAAGCATGGCAAAAGTTTATGCAATTATATGTACAAGATGCTATTGGCAACCCTACTGTGATACCTGAAAGATATTTAAATGACCCTACTATGAAATTAAAAGGAACTCCTTATGCATGGTGGGCTGATAGTAATGTTGAAAAGCGTATTAATAAAATTACTAATGATTTAGGATTACAAAAGAAAGATTTACCAAAAGAATTACGTGGTGTTGATATGCAACAATTACGTCACTGGTCTAATCTTGAAGCACAATTTGAAATGGCTGCTTTATTAGCGCATCCTAAATCAATGGTTACTAATATATTTGGTGGTACTATGCATACTGTTGAATCAGCAGGTTTTAGAAACTGGCGTAATTCACGTAATATTAATTGGTTAAAACAAAATATTAACTCTAAATGGAACTCTATGGAAGACGTGATGAAATTTGTTGTAGAGTCTGGAGTATATCCTGAATATATGCTTTATGAAGCAGGATTAAATAAAGAAATACGTCAAGGTAGAAATAGAGAGTTCATTGAAGATGTAGCTAAAAAATTAGCGAAAACTCCTGAAATGTCTAATATTACATTAAAAGAGCTTGCTAAACAATATGGTGTTAAAGATAAAGTAACACAATTTGCTGCTAAATTCATGACTGTCCCTGAAAGAATGATACGTAGAGATTCATTTATGGCTCATTATATTCAAGCTTGGGAACGATATGGTGGTGCTATTAAAGACCCTAAACATCCATTCTTAGTTGAACAGGCTAAAAAAGGTGTACAAGCTACACAATTCTTATATTCTGCTCCATTTAGACCTGCTTTTGCACGTACTGCTCTTGGTAAAGTTATGACACGTTTCCAATTATGGAGTTGGAACTCTGTACGATTTAGGAATGATGTTTATAAACAAGCTAAAATATATGGCTTGACTCCTGGTACAGAAGCTTTTGAACGATATACTAGAATGATGCAAATGGATATATTTACCTTTGCATTAGCTAATATGTTTGCTTATTCATTATTTGAAACTGCATTACCTGCACCTTATAACTGGATGCAAGATACGGCTGATTGGATATTTGGTAATGAGAAAGAAAGAGATAGAGCCTTTTTTGGGCAATGGCCGAAACAACTTGCTCCGTTGCAGATGGTAACTCCTCCCATCTTACGGTTGTTGCCCTCATCTATGAGAGCTATGGTAGATGATGATTGGTCTAAGGTTGGAAAATATTATGTTTGGACTATGTTTCCATTTGGAAGAGTGTCACGTGATATTATTGGACCTGGTAACTTGATTGAGAATCCAATTAGAATAATGGAAAAAACTACTGGATTCCCATTATTACAATTACAGAAAAAAGGTACTCAATTGAAATCTGAATTAGAAGAAGGGGAAAGAGAATTATCTCCAACCCCTGGTGGTTCCTTATTACCTTTTTAATCGCAGTCGACTGTGAGTATCATTAAGAACTTTCTTCTACCATCCCCCAAAGCAACATTAAGTATACTATTACATCTGTAATTCTTCCCCTAACGTCTTCTCTTTGAGATTTATATCCATTAACGTAAGCTTTAATGCCATCAACGTGTTTTAATAGATATATCATTAGTACCTTTTCTCTTTCTATATCTAATGCATCACCAATACGTTCAAAATTAGCAAATACATTATCCTTTCTGTGAGCGTACTCCTTCTGCCCCGACTCCCTCGTCTTTGCTATCTCCGTCAGTATGTTTTTCATCAGTTTGTTCATCTGATTTCTGTTCATTCTTTTTCTCCTCGAACTCTTTTTGTTTTTGCTCTACCATCTTTTTCATTTTCTCAACAAATTCAGCACCATCTTCTGTATGCTCTATGTATCTTTCAAATAAACCAATATAATCTTGTAATAATAAGCTCTCTTGATTTACTTTATTAAATATCATTTGTTGATTCTCTTTTACAACCTTCATTTCATTTGCTAATACTTTTACAGCATCTGCAGTTGACATTTTACTTTTTTTCTTAGCCATCTAACGTTTTCTCCTTCATGTATTTTTTCATAGTTTTAGTGCCATAATTCTCTCTATATGTACAATGTCGGCATACAGGATACAGTATCGGTGGTATCCAGTCTGATACGTATTGATGACTTTGTATCCTGTAGCTAAATTGTAAATGATGAGACTTTTTACACATTTTACATTGGAACTGTTCTTTCTGAACACGTTCTATTAATTGTAATCCATTCACTTTTTACGATTATCTTTAAAGTTTCTGCCTACAACTTTTGACATATTTGCCATTGCCACTTTCCAATCTTCATGTATTCGCTCTGCAACTGAGCTTTCTTTAGGCTTTCATGTATAAGGCGTTTTTTCTACCTTTTTAGGCGCTATCGCCTCTTCAATATGGGTAGTATCTATTTCTAGGCTTCCTTCCATATTATGCCCATTTAAGCACGCTGCTCTAAAAGCGTGTTTACTAAAGGTTTCATCTTCTTCTTCAAAATATTTAGATAAACTATTAATTAGCATCTCTAATTTATTATCTCCAAGTAGATTGCCACCTATAATTTTAGCTATTGCATTATAATGTTTTATTTCCATTTTACTCCTAGTTATAAGGCTCTGCTCGGTTGCTCTATTTCATGCAGACGGGAGACTTACGAGCCTTGATTAAAATATATATCTTACTACTTGCCAAGGTAATACATTTTGGTGATTGTTTAAGAAATTGTCAATATAAACACGTTTATCTTGGTATTTATATCTTAAGTTCTTGCTACCATATTGTGATACCTTTTCTTCTTGCAGGTTTGGTTTCCATAATATATCTTCGCTATTTATATTATTATCTATATTATAATTATGTAATTTAACATTATGAGTTAAGAATATTGATTCAGCTTTAACGTGTTTCTTAATGCTATTATCTACATTCTCATCTATAAGTTTAAATAGTTTATTATAATCTTCTGTATGATTATCATACATTATAATAGGCGAATAATTAATATGTACATCATAACCTGCTTCGTAAAAATCATTGATAGCTTTAATTCTATCTATAATTTTACTTGTATTAGGTTCTAGCTTATCCGATAATACCTGTGGCATTAAACTAAATCTAATACGTACTTTTCTATTAGGATTGTAAGATAGTAATGATTTATTAACATACTTAGTTGCTGCTGTACCCATAATTCTATCATTGTTTTTAAAGTAATTAAACAATAATTCCCAATCATGATGTTTAGCATGTAAGACATAATCTTCGTTGCAACTAAAATCATAAGTATAGTATGTACGATGCGTTTGATTAGGCGTTTTAGGCCAATTTAATAACATTAGATGTTTATCTATATTATCAATAATTTCTTGCGTGTTACTTGCTATTGTTAATCCATGCGGTACATGTCTTCTCATATAGCAATAACTACACTTATATAAACACCCAAACCCAAAGCTGGGTGTTATATAATCACTACTGCGTCCTGAATACCTAATAGTCATTGCTTTACGCTTAACTATTTTCATTCTTCTCCTCTAGTTTTTGAATACGTTCTTCATGGTCATCTAAACGACCTTCAGACCCCTGTACGAGGTCTGTTAGGTCATCGACAATTTTAAACTTCTTTCCTATAGTATTGTCAACTATCTTTAGCACTTTTTGTAATATTATGTCTTGCAATCCCATTATAAATGCCTTTGCAATGTACTTCTCATAATATGGTCGTATATCCACCAACATCTTCCATTATCCGATGCTTTTAAAGCAGCTGTCTTAACTCTATCTTGAAAAGACATTCCTCTATATTCTTCAGTATATACAGGCTTTGGACCTTTGCTAAGTCTATTAGCTTCTTTAATTGATTCTTTTGACATTTTCTTATACTTTCTTTCTTTTCCTAAATATGTATATTCTATACCCATTTTATTTGCTCCTTTATAATAGGTTTTCTAATTCATTTTCTTTTGCCCCTAGCTTAAAATTATCTGGTAATTTTAAACTCTCTTTTGGTCGTGGGCTATTTCCTCTATAATCACTATTTAACCAGTGCCATAAATCTACACAACCTTCAACTACATTTGGAAGGAATTTTAATTGCTTAAATTGTGGATTAGGTTTCTTTTTCCATTTATCATTAAGATATAATCCATATATTTCATCAATCATATATTCTTTTCCTGCTCCTGTATCTTCTACTATAGTATCCCATAGTATTTTATACATTGTAGCTTGCAAATCGTGTGTTTTATAGTGACCACCTGTTTTAATATCTATCAATACGTTCTTATTATCAATACGTGCTAATATATCAAATCTACCTGCGTATCTTACTCCAGGAAATGCTAACATTACCTCTTGCATTATTACTTCAGGTTGATAATCATTATACCATTGCT